TACCGGCGGAGGCTGGCCTGCCGACGATCAGCAACAACTACACGGAGCTTCTGGCCTGCCTCCGGGCGCTCCAATCCCTCCCCGACGGCTGGGAGGGGGATCTGTTCACGGACTCCCAGGTGACGCTCCTCCGCCTGACGAAGGACCGCCCCTCATTCAACGGCATCCCTGACGTGATGGTCGAGGAGACGTGGCGGCAGCGGCGGAGGATGGGCAAGCTCCGCGTCACCTTGCTGGACGGGCACCCGACGCGGGCACACCTCGCGGCGGGGATCGGCAAGAGGGGATACCCCGTCAGTGAGCACAACGTCGCCTGCGACAAGGCGTGCAGCCGCCAGTCGCTCGCATTCCTCAAGGAGAAGAACAGCAAGCCATGAACCACATCGAGCAGCACCGGGAGTACGCCGCCCGTCTCGCGGCCCACGGAGGGGCGAAGGAGACGGCGGAGAAGGAGCGGGAGGTGTGCGAGAAGTGCCGCCTGCGTCTGGCCGTCAAGACGGACGGGGAGGGCAAGAGCCTCTGCGAACCGTGCGCCCTGGGCAAGACGAAGCCCATCGTGCGGCAGGGGCGGAGGATCGGCAGAAACGAACCGTGCCCGTGCGGGAGCGGGAAGAAGTTCAAGCTGTGCCACTTGCTCAAGGTGAGGCAATGAAGCTGGCCGAAGTTCACGTCGAACTCGCGAGCCTGTGCAACGCGGGATGTTCGCACTGCACCTGGGGCGACCGCTCCGACAAGGGGCAGTACATGCCGACGAAGCACGCCACCTCCCTGATCGACGAGGCGGTGGCGCTCGGCGTCCGCACGATGAACTTCCACGGCGTCGGGGAGCCGACGCTGCACCCGGATCTCCTCCGCGTCCTCCACCACGCGGAGGCGTCCGGCGTTGACTACTGGCTGTCAACGAACTGCACGCGGCTCCACCTCGTCGCGGACACGATGGCGACGCTGCGGAACCTCACGCTCGTCCTGGCCGTCCCGTGGGCGGAGCGGAGCCACCTCGTCGTCCGCGCGGCGGAACAGGCGGAGGCTTACCTTCGCCTCTCCCCGGTCAACCGCCGCATCTTCGTCCAGATGGTTTGCAGCGAGGAGGCGGCTGGCTGGAACGAGGAGATGCTGCGGCGCTTCGCTCCGTTGGTTGAGGCGGTGCCGCAGGCGATGCTATACTTCAAGCGGCCCCTGACGTGGCCGGACATGAAGCCCGTCCGGAGCTTCACGGCGCGTGGGATCGTGACGGGTCCGAAGGCGATAGTGGAGCCGGGCGGGGAGGCAATCTCCATCGGTCGCGGCTGCACGATGCCGGAGTGGTTCCTGAAGATCAACGCGGACGGCGAGGCGGTGCCCTGCTGCGTCGGCAGCGGCTCCTGGGGGATCGGTCGTTACCCCGATTCGTCGCTGGCGGCTCTCTGGGGATCGCCAGGGATGGAGGAGGCGAGGAGGAAGTGGCGGGCGGCTGACGACGGCGTCCCGTGCGGCCACTGCATCAAGAGGAGCGATTGCTGATGGCGCGGGTCCGTCCTCAAGTCGCGCGGCGGATGTTCGACGGTGCCTGTCTCCTCTGCGGAGATCCGGACCTGTCCTGCCTCCACGCGCACAGGGTCGTGCCCGGTTGCCGATACGTCTACGAGTCCCTGGTGACGTTGTGCGCGTCCTGCCACAGCAAGTGGCACGGCGGGCGGATCGTCTTCCACGGAAAGCACCCTTCGACACGCGGAACGGTCATCCAGATCACCGTGGACGGCGTCAGGCTGTTCGTCCCTGACAGCCGTCGTGGAAGGGAGGACATGGAGAATGTCTGGGAGCAAGCGCGAAGGATGCGAGATCCTCTCCGCCCTCATCAACCGTCGGGTGACTGTCCCGTGGGGGGAGGGGAAGCGGTACGGGCGGATCGTCGGCCTGTACCTGTCGTACCACCGTGGGCTGTTCACGAAGCCCGTCCCGATGTCGCTGGTCGAACTGGTGACGGGGGAGATCGTCGAGGCGGAGGCGACGACGCTGACGCTGGAGCCGACGGAGTGGAAGGACGAACCGACGAGATGGACGAGGTGCGACGCGACGCACCCGCTGCTTGAGTAAAACTCTACACCTGAGAGGAGCCGACCATGCCGAAGGGCTTTGCCTGCCGTGTCGAACGTCACTCGATCTCCCCGCGTGGGCGGGAGATGTTCTCCGCCGTGATCCGGTTCCCCCGCGTGATGCTGGCGGAGGCGATCACGCACCGGACGATCAGCGAGTCGTGGGGCGAGTATGAGGTGGTCTGCACGGAGCGGGCCACCACGCTAGACCTGTCGAAGAACAGCGCGAGCAGCAGGGCCATCCCGTTCGCTCGTATGCTCTCCTCCGTCCTGGCCGATCCGTACATCCCGCCGTGGACGATGAACCAGAAGGGGATGCAGGGGGCAGCGGCGGAGGACGCCAGCGTCATCGACCGGGCGACGAAGAAGTGGCTGGAGGCGTTGAAGTTCAACGCGGAGGCGGCTCAGTACATCTGCGACCTTGGCATCCACAAGCAGGACGCGAACCGCCTGCTGGAGCCGTGGGGCTGGGTGACGCAGATCGTCACAGCGGACGATGTCGCCTGGAACAACTTCTTCGCGCTCCGCTGCCATGAGGCGGCATACCCGTCCTTCCGCACCATCGCGCGGATGATCTTCCTGGCGAAGAGGAGGAGCAAGCCGACGCCGCTCGACTACGGCCAGTGGCACCTCCCGTTCGTTCCGGAGGCGGAGGCGCTCAAGCTCCGCTGGATGCCGGAGCCGAAGGCGTGGACGACGGACCTGCCGCTGCCGGACCTGATCCGCCACAGCGCGGCCCGCTGTGCCTGGATCAGCTATGAGAACCACGACAGGGACGGGACGCCGGAGGCGATGGACCGGACGTTCGCCACGCTGATCGGCGGCTTCCCGAAGCACGCCTCGCCCATCGAACACCAGGGCAGTCCGATGCACCTGACGTGGGAGGCGAGCTACCCGGAACTGCGGAGCAACATCCGTGGCTGGGTCCAGGGGCGGAAGCTGATCCGCCTGGAGAACGTGGCGGAGTACAGCCCGCCAGAGGAGGAGATCCGCCGCTGGGGGATCGACGAGGGCAAGCTCTGGAACGAGGAGTGAGCGATGGCGAGGAAGAAGCAAGCCCCGGCCTCCCCTCCCCCCACGGGGAGGGATAGCTGGCTGGAGGAGGTGAGCGAGGAATGCTCCTTCGGGGGTCAGGTGAGCTACGAAGGCTCCCTGGAGTCCAACGGCCTCGACAGCCTCGACGCCGTCGAGCTTTGCCTCTGGCTTGAGGACAAGTACAACATCGAATACAAGGAGGAGGCCACGGCGGGCTTCATGAAGAAGACGCTGTGGCAGATCCGCTGCGAGGCGGAGTCACTTGCAAGCAAGCAGGCGAAGAGATAACCTACGAGATGCTGCCACTGGAGGGGGACGATGGAAGGCAACGAAGAACAGGAACGGCTGGAACGCGAAGTCAGGCGGGCCAGCGAACTCCTCCGGGAGAAGGAGGCGGAGCTTGAGAACGTCAAGACCGACCTTCGCGTGGCCCAATCGACGATCAAGGTACAGGAGGCGGAGATCAGGCTGCTGACGGACGTGCTGGCGCGCGACCGGACCCGCGTCCAGGCGGAGACGGCCATCGCAGCCCAGCAGATCGCATCAGCCACCGCCCCGCAGAAGCGAGGACAGCAAGATGTATAGGCTGTGGTGTGGCTTGCTCCTTTCCGCCATGCTGGTCGCTGGCGGCTTCATGGCGTTCGCCCAGGACAAGGGCAAGCCGAAGGAGGCGGAGAAGGCGGAGGCACCGGACGAGGGCAAGCTGTACGTCTGGGGCCAGCCGGACAAGGGGACGCAGAGCCTTCTCATCCTCCGCGTCATCGACGGGGAGAAGATCGAAGCGGCCATGCTCGTTCCCGTCGTCATCCACCTGAGCTACAAGGGCGACAAGGCGACGGTGGAGCAACTGGAGGAGGCGGCAGGAGGGAAGCTCCTCCCGTTCGATCTCAAGGGGCGTGACCGCTTCGGTCGATTGACCGGCGACGCCTACCTGGGGAAGGAGCAAGGCTGGCTGACGGAGGCCGCTCCGAAGCTCAAGGCCAAGAAGGACGACAAGAAGGACAAGTAAGCGCCCGCAGGCTGTAGCACCCCTCCGCTGGGGTGTAATCTTTGACCCACGAAGAGGAGGTGAACCGTGTCTCTGATCTCCGTTGCCAATCTGCAACTCCTGACCGACAAGCTGGCGGCGTTGTACGACCGCTGGCGTACCGAATTCGGCGTCCACGGCGGAAGCTCCTCCGCCGGGACCGACCGATTCCTGGCCGACGCGATGCTGACCGTCCTGACGACGACCGTGGACGACTACCAGCAGCAGTACGACATGAGCCAGCAAATCTACACGTTCTCGACGAAGTGCAACAGGAGGGACACGGCGCGCCTCCACCTCGCCGCCATCCTGGCGTCCATCGAAGATCACATGAGCCAGCGCGGCTCCTCCGTCGCGGCGTCGATCACGTCCCTGGACACCTTCCTGAGCTACTACAACGGCGGCTCCGGCGGGGCGGCGTTCTCCTCGATGCTGCACCCCGTCTTCGGTGATCTCTGGTACGACATCTACGCGGCCCGCCTCCCGGACGAGGGGCTGTTCCACCCCGGCATCCACCCCTGGCTCGACTCGACGTACACGAACGGGTTCGGCACGCGGGCGGTCGGCGGCGCGCTGACGGACGGGGCCAGCTACGAATCGACTCCGCTGTACGCGGAGCTTGAGCCGATGCTGGAAGTCACGGTGAACTTCTCCGGCGGTGGCGCTCCTCCGACGTTCACGGTGGCCGGGACGGACAACACGGGTGCCGCCCTCAACTGGACGGCGACCGGCGGGAGCAATAACCCGACGGCTGCGGTGTCCACGACGATTACCCCGGCCCTGACGGCGATGAACAAGCAGACGTTCGCTGTCGCCTCCGCCACCGGCATCGTCATCGGCTCGACGCTGAAGATCAACGCCGGGCTGGTCGATGAGGAAGTCATCGTGGTGGAGAACGTCTCCGGCACGGACATCACGGCGGTCTGCATGAAGGCCCACAGCGCGGGTGCGGCCCTGACCGGCTACACGACGCTGGCCCTGACGCCTGGGACGGCTGGCCGTCGTATGCGGGATCTGACCGGCATCACCATCGGCACGACGGGGCACGCGGCTGGCACCGTCCGCGTCGTCGGCAAGCAGCAGCGGCAGTACAACCCCGACGTGGCGTGATCGTAGGCGGAGGAGGGGAGGCGACGGCTTCCCCTCCCCCCACGGGACAAGGAGACGGCGATGCCTCTTTCTGACGCGCTTGACGACGCATTCCGTCAGGCGGATTACATGGTGGACCGGGCGAAGGCCGTTGCTTTTGCGGGCGGGGACACCGGCCCGCTGAACATGGTCGGCGGCTCCTCGATGGCACTGGCGCGGCAGACGCAACTGACGCACCACGGGGAGCAATACCGGCACTACACGGGCTGGCCGTACTCGATCATCCGCATCATCGCCCAGCGGATCGCGGGGCAGCCCGTCCGCGTCGGGAGGAACGTCACGGCCTCCGCGAAGAAGCGCCCGGAGGGGCTGTCGGTTAAGGCGCCTGCCCTCAAGAGGACGCTGCCCGTCCACCTCAAGATGCAGGCGGAGGAGATCGAGGTTCTGGATGACCACCCGTTCATCCAGACGCTCCGCCGTCCCAACCCCATCATGGTTCAGTGGGCGATGGTGTACGTCACCATCGCCTCCCTGGAGTTGACGGGGAAGGCTCACTGGTGGTTCTTCGTCAACGAAGACGGCCAGCTAGAAATCTGGCCGCTCCCGTCGTCCTGGGTTCTCCCCCTGCACGACGAGAACAAGCTGTACTATGCCTGGGAGATCCGCCCGGAGGGGCTGGCCGCTCCCATGATCGTGCCCGGCGAGGACATCGTCCTGCTGGGCTATCCCGATCCATCCAACCCGCTGAATCACGTCTCCCCGCTCCAGGCGAACGCGCGGGCCGTCATCGCTGACGAGGCCGTCGAGGACGCACAGCGGCGGAGCTTCGGGAACGGCATCCACCCCGGCCTCGCCCTCGTCGTCGGACGCCACCCGGACGCGACGACGAGCGGACCCGGCACGCGCCCGATCCTCGACAAGGCACAGCGGAACCAACTCATCGCTGCGATCAAGCAGCAGTACCGTGGGGTGGTCAACTACGACGAGCCGCTGATCCTCGACGGCCTCATCGAGGACGCGAAGCGTATCACGATGGGGCCGCGTGAGCTTGACTTCCTCAACTCCGCCGCGCTCCTCAAGGAGCGGCTGACGCAGGGCTGGGGCGTCAACCCCGTCAGCATGGGACAGCTTGAGGGGGCGAACCGGGCAAGCTCCGCGACGGCTGACGACCACCTCTGCGGGAACGTCATCAACCCGAAGATCGTACTCATCAGCCAGACGCTGACGGTGGCGGTCCAGCGGATCTACGATGACCAATCCCTGCTGGCGTACATCGAGGAGGCCCACGCGGTCGATCCTGACTACGAGCTTGCCGTGGAGACGGCGATGGTGGACCGCGCGGCGATGGACCGGAACGAGTGGCGGGCGCGGCACCACATGCCTCCGATCAAGAACGGCGACAGCGTGTTCATCGGCGGGATGGAGATCATCCTTGAGCGGGACAGCGAGACGCCGGGCGGGGTCCGCGCCAAGTCGCTGCACTGCTTCGCCCAGAAGATCGGCAAGGCGGGGTACAAGGCGCTGTGGCTGAAGAACCACACGCGGATGGAGCGTGAGCTTGTCCGCTCCCTCCGCTCCGTCATCAAGGGGTTCGGGCAGGAGGCCGTCCAGCAGATCACCAGCGCGACGGAGTCGGGGACGTTCTCGACGGCCCTGATCTACAACCTCTCGCTGGACGATTGGGAGTGCCGCCTGAAGGACGCGGCCCGCCCCCTCCTCGCGGCCTCCGCCCTGACGGGCGCGTCAACGGAGTGGGAGCTATTCGTGCCACGGCGAAGCACGGGGGAGATCGCCTGGAAGGCTCTCCCGCCCGGCCTCTCCTCCCTCGCCCAGAGCCTCCCGGCGGAGGTTCAGCGGGCGGTCGAGACGTTCACGGAGTCGTTGCTGGGGCAACCCTTCTGGACGGACGTGGTCAAGAACATCAGGGAGGACATCGCGGCATCCATCCGAACCGCTGTAGAACAGGGCGAGAGCGGCCCGGAGGCGGCTGCACGGATCTCCCGCCTGCTGGGCACCAACGGCTCTACTGCGCGTGCGTTCCGCATCGCGAGGACGGAAGTGACGGGGGCACTCAACGCGGGGCATGAGGCGACGCGGGACAAGCTCGCGAAGGTCGGCCTGCTGCGGGGCAAGAAGTGGCTATCCATCGTGGACGACGACACCCGCGAGGAACACAAGCGGGCGAACGGGCAACAGGTCGGGCCGGGGGACGAGTTCACCGTGGGGGGTGAGAGGGCACTGTACCCCGGTGACGTTCGCCTTAGCGCCGGACAGCGGTGCCACTGCCGATGCGTGAGCATCAGCGTTACAGCCCTCGACGACGAAGACGATTGAGCAGCGGATGGTCCGTGGGCACCTCGCCAACCTTGGCTGCCTTCCGGCCCCTCCTGTTAAGCTCCTTCGCCTGAAGGTACAGACGCTCCTGCACCTTGAACGTGCTGTCGCTCTCGCCCTTCTTCCGCCTTCCGGCCCGCTGGGGGAATCGCAGGACGACTTCGGCCTGATGCTTCTTGACGAGTAGGAAGGGAAGGACGAAGTGGACAATATCCTTGGCGTCCTGGGACACGGCTGTCCACCGATGCATCGGGGACCAATTCGCTGGATGCTTCGGACCCGGCTCGCTGATGTAGACATTGCCTCGTTCAGTGATGCGATGGACGAGGTGGATCAACCCGGCGTGGGAGTTCGTTACCATGATGATCGGCTTGAACGTCGGCAGGCTCTCGCCCCTCGACTGCTTGGCAATCCCGATGCAGCCCTCCCCGTCGATCAGCGCGGCGAGGTACGCCTTGAAAACTTCATCCACGATTCGCTCCTGAATGTTTGTTGGGCTATACAACATTACACTACCGAGAGTGGGATGTCCAGGGCCGCTGCACCAGCATCAGCGTCACCGCCCTCGACGACGAGGATTGACACCGTGGCAAAGAGCAACGAGGAGAAGCGGGCGGAGACGGAGCGCAAGCTGGAGATTGCCGTGACGTTCCTACAGGAGGTGATCGCCTCCCGCATGGCGGCGGGGACGTGGGGCAAGGTCACGATCACGGCCACCGTCGAGGGCGGCTACATCAAGGAGGTTGCCCTCGACGATCACACCGTGGTGCGGGACATACCATCGGTGAGACTGAAAAATCCGCCACCCCCAATTGACAAGCATTGAGCCGCCGTACTACACTGACGGAGTCGAGTAAAACCGTACACCCGGATACCCATAGGGGCCGGGCGGATCTGGCTTCCCCTTCCCCCACGGGCGACCGTGCGGCACTGCGGGAGTCCTTCCGCCCGGCCCTTTCGTTTTAGCACAGGAGGGGGAGGCGATGGCGGAGCTAACCGTTGCCGACATCCTGGCGAAGGTCGGGAAGCGAAAGAGCCGTCACGTCGGCATCGGGATCGCCTCCGACTACGTCAGCACCATCGGGGCATGTTTCGGCACGGAGGGTGCAGAGCGGTTCTTCGGGATGGGGTCTGACCGCCAGTGGGCGCAGGCTCTCAAGGAGAGCCAGGGCAAGCTCGTATACCGCCAGGAGGACATGAAGGTCACTGGCGTCAAGAGCAAGCTCCTGATCGCGAAGCAGAGGAAGTACCCGACGCGGAAGCCCAGCCGCAAGGAGGACGACGCGGCCCCGACGGTGACTGCCGGGGCGTGCATGGAGTTCGACTGCGTCCTCACGTCGAAGAAGCGTGACCGCGACCGCGACATTCTGGAGCCGTCGGGCGCGAGGGTTGATCCCTCGATGCCGCTGCTCTGGCAGCACATCCCGATGCAGCCAATCGGGAAGCTCGTCAAGGTCATAACGCAGGACGAGGAGCAAGTGGTGGTGCGGTGCGCCATCGCTGACAACGCCTTCGGGCGGGACGTGGCACAGCTTGTCGAGTTCGGCGCTCTCCGCATCTCGCACGGCTTCGTGCCGACGAAGTTTGAGCCAATCGAGGAGGACGAGAACGCTGACCCGTGGATGCAGGGCTGGCACGTCTTGGAGTACGACGTGCTGGAAGTCTCCACGGTGTCGATCCCGTCCAACACGGACGCGGTCATCACGGGGTTCAGCAGAGGGAAGCTCCATCACCCGCTTGTGAAGTCGTGGGCACAAGCGGTATCCCGCGAACGGCCCACGATGGTTCCTGTGGGAGACGTGAAGATGACTCAGCCGATCAACGTGCATGTCCACCTGGGCGACGACGCCGCCGCGAAGCTCAAGGCGAAGAAGGACGACGACGAGACGCCGAAGGAGGGCGAGGAGGAGACGGAGGAGAAGATGGAGGTGAGCGAGCTTGCCTCTCTCGGTCGCGTCCACCTGATGATCGAGCAGGCCATGAAGGTCGATGGCCTCCCGGAGGAGGCGAGCGACCTCCTGGGGCAGGCTCTGGGCGAACTGGAAGCCGCCATGAACGGCGAGGAGGAGGAGGGCGAGGAGACGGAGGAGGAGACGAACGAGGAGGAGACGGAGGAGGAGAAGGAAGGCGAGGACGACGAGGACGGCAAGGAGCCGCACCAGTACGTCATGGAGGATGAGGACACGGAGGAGGAGAAGGAGGGCGAGGACGAGGACGACGACGAGGACGAGGAGAAGGGCGAGGTGACGCCCGACGACTCCGAAGGCCGCGCCGATGAGGACGAGGAGAAGGGGTACGACGTTGCCTCTGACCTATTCGCCTCCGCCCTCGCGAAGCACCGCAACGGCACCAAGACGGCCCCGAAGAAGGGCAAGACGCCTCCCGCCAAGACGGGCGGCAAGGCGAAGAAGTAATCCCCTACAGGGGCCGGTAAAACCTTTGACTCAGAGACGCAGCACCGGCCAAACCCAAACGCGAGAGGAGTGAGAAGCGATGAAGTTCAAGCTGACCCCGGCGGTGCGGCGCTTCGCAGTCGAGAAGTGCGGCTGCTCCGTCAACGCCAGCGACGCCGTCATCATCGACGCCGTGGCGAAGGCCGTGGCCGATGGCAAGATCACGGAGGCTGCCCTGGCGAAGCTCTGCGGCACCGCCAAGAGCAAGACCCACGACCTCCTGAAGACGATCACCAGCACGGTGAAGTCGGCGGTCGCGGATGCCCTCCCCAAACCCAAGAAGGAGGGCGACAAGGTGAAGAAGAAGACCAAGGGGACGAAGACGGACGACAAGCCGAAGGAGCCGGACGCGATCACGAAGGCGGTGGACGCCCGCCTGAAGGAGATGGGCGTCATCAACGGCGACGGCAGCACGCCCGTCTCGATGCTGGGCAAGGCGTCGAGCTACCTCACGGCGAACAGCATCCGCATCAAGTCCGCCGTCGAGCAGTACGAATCGACGCAGAAGGCGGCGGTGTGCCCCGACCGGACCATGATGGGTTCGCGTCACAGCAAGGCAGGCCAGCCCGCGACCATCGCGGGGCGGCAACTGTACCACCCGTCGGAGCGTGACAAGGCCATCGCGGGCGCGTACTTCAAGTGGGCGCTGGCCTGCGGCTCCTCGCAGCATGAGATCCCGCGTCAGCTTCAGATGACGGACCACGACCGGGATCTGGTCAACTGGGCGCTCCGCAACTCGGCCTGGACGGGCCTCATCAAGGGCGACGGCACGGAGGTGCCCGGCGCGATCAAGGTGGACCGCCGGAAGCTGACCGAACTGGAGATGAAGGCGCTGCTCGACGACTCGACGAGCGGCGGTCTGGAGGCGGCTCCCATTGTCTTCGACGACGCCGTCATCCTGACCCCGATCCTGTACGGGGAACTCTTCCCCGACGTGAACGTGGTCAACATCACGCGCGGTCGGCGGATCGAGGGCTTCAGCATAGGGAACCCGACGATCACGTCGGGCACGGCGGAGGGCACCGCCATCTCCGCCTTCAACACCGCCAGCTTCATCCAGGCGTTCGACACGACCATCTACAACGCGGTGGGCGCGATGGAGATCGGTCTGGACTTTGAGGAGGACGCCCCCAACGACATCGGCGGCATCGTGACGGAGCGCTACGGCCTCCAGACGATGGCGTGGCTGGACGAGCAGATCGCGGTGGGCGACGGGACGACGGAGCCGGAGGGCGTGTTCACGGCGTCCGGCACGGTGGCCGTCAACTCCGACAACGGGCTGTCCGGCCCGCCGACGGTGTCGGACTACGAGGGTCTGATGTTCGGCGTCGCGAAGCAGTTCCGGAAGGAGCCGGGTGCCCGCGTCGTGTTCCTGGGGAACGAGACGAGCTACCGCCGGGCGCGGGCGATCCCGGTCGGCCCCAACGACGAGCGCCGCGTCTTCGGGATGACGCACGGCGACTACAAGATGCTCGATGCGGACTACCGCATCCAGAACAGCATCGCGAACAACAAGGTGGGGTTCGTCAACCTCAAGCGCTACCGGATGTACCGGCGGCTCGGCATGAACATCCGCATCGAGACGGCGGGCAACTACCTCGCCACCCGGAACCTGAAGCTCATCGTGCTGCGTATGCGGTTCGGTGGGCGGCTGGAACTCGGCGGGGCGGCTGCGATCTCCGTGGACATGCAGTCGTGATTCCGCCTTCCCCTCCCCCACGGGAAACAACAGCCCGTGGGGGTGGGGAGGGCACAGGCAAAGGTGCAAAGCGGTCGGGGCAAGCTCCGCCGCATCACACGCTCCGGGGGCTGTCTCCGGAGGCGGAGGATAGAAGAACCTCGCACCCTCAAGGGGGACCAAGCAATGTCCAGTATCCGCATGATCGGTGGCGACGGCTACGGCAAGAAGACGGCTGCGGCGGGCACCCGCATCCAGTACCTCGTTGGCGGCGTCGGCTCCCTGTTCACTCACCTGCTCAACATCCGCGTGGCGACCGGCGCGACGGCCCACATCCTGACCGTCATGCGGGGAGCTTCCCGCACGAAGATCACGACCGATCTGGCTGCGGCGGGCACCTCCCTCGTCATCGACGAGGCGCTGACCGACGGCGACGCCAACGCCATCGCTGCGAACGATCTGGTGGCCGTCCAACTCGACAACGGTTCGTGGCACCTGTCGCTGGTCACGTCGTGGACGGTGGGCACCCTGACCCTCGTCCTGACCACGGCCATCCCGACGGGACGCACGGCGAAGCGCGGCAGCCGCGTCGTCAACTACGGCGTGGCGGGCGACACCTACCATGCCCTCCGCCAGTTCGATCTGGCCTCCGGCTCGACCAACCAACTCCCGGCTGTCGCTGGCTCCGTCGAGAGCCTCTGCCGGGCGGCGGCTCCCGGTGAGCCGCTCCTGCTCGACATCGACAACGGCACCAACGCCTCGACCGTGGCCTACGCCAACGTGGGTTACGCCAAGGCGTAAGCTGAAGACCGCCGACGGGTAAAACCTTGCACGCGGCGGGGGAGGGGATGACTCCGCCCCTGCCGCGTGTTATCATTCCTGTGGGCCGTCCTGCGGCCTGACACCATCACCACGGAGAACGGACGATGTCTGAGGACACGAAGCCCACGACCACTGAGAAGCCCCCGACGCCGCCGAAGACGGCGGTGCCGCAGGCGTTCTCCCGCCTGGGGGAGATCGTCATCGAGATGGGCGACGACCGGAACCGGCGCTTCCTGTACCCGCCGACGGGGCAGGAGTTGAGGGGCTGGTGGAAGAAGGCGAACCTCATCGGCATGACGATGGATCAGCGGATGACGCAGATGCCGGACCTGCCCGGCCTGTACGTCTGCCTGGACTGCAAGCGTGCCCGCCTCCGCATCCTCGATCCGCTCAACGCGCCGGAGAACAAGGGGCTGCTGGCCCAGGCCCAGGCGGTCCACAAGGAGGTGTTCCGCGTCAACGCCGGGCCGGAGACGGACAAGGTCGAGGAGGGGCTGAACGAGACGCGCCTGAAGACGAACCTGTACTGGATGCGTCGGCTGGTCGAGAGCGGCTCCGCCCGGATCGTCTCCGGGGAGCTACCGACGCTGGAACAGATCGAGACGATGCCCGGCATGACGCGGGCGGAGGCGTGGAACTCGTCGGCCCGTGCCAGGAAGTACCGGGAGGAGCCGGACGAGGACGTGGCCTCTCGCAACCAAGCGGCGCGGACGTGGTGAGCAGCACAATCGCCTCCGGGAGACGCAACGTGGCAAGCAACAACTACCCCGCTCCGAAGTGAATCCTGTGCCAGGGATCGGGGATCGTCAAGCACGGCAACACGACACGGAAGTGCCCTCGCTGCGGTGGCAAGGGCATCCAGGGGCCGGTCACGAAGTGAATCCCGGAGGCATCCTCCGGGGAGACGGAGGAGCAAGAAATGGACTGGATCGGGATTGCTGCACTTATCACCGCCGTCGCTGGCGGCATCGTCTCCCTGGTGACGGTCTACATCCAACTGAGCGGCCAGATCAGCAAGGCGAAGCACGACAACCACGCTGAGATCGTCGCCGGTTATCAGGATCTCCTCGCCAGGAGTCACGCCCAGGCGGAGGTGTTCAAGGAGGAAATCAGGGAGGCACGGGAAGAGGGCAGGAAGTCCCAGGAGGAGGCCCGCACGTTCTTCTCCCAGCAGTTGCGAGAGGTGACGGCGGAGTTCACAGCTACGCTCCGGGAGGAGCGGCTGGCAGCCCGGCGTGAGGCTGCGGAGAACAGGAAGGCGATGGGCACCCTCGTCGAACAGAACGCGGAAGAACACCGCGCCATCGTCGCCTCCATCGAGGATCTCCGCCAGAAGATCGAAGGACGGACGGACGAGTAAAACACTTCACTGAGGTGACGTATGCCGTTGGATCTGAACGAAGTTTCCGGGTTCATCAGCCACACCGACAATGCGGGGTATCTGACGGACCTGTACAACCACGTCGGGCGTCGCCTCCAGGCGCTCGGCGTTCCGGTGTCGCTGTACGAACCGCTGCCGCTGGCGGAGGGACCGGCACGGAGTCCGGCGCTGGCGGAGGAGCCGGGGCCGGATCTCTGGCCCGCTCCGCCTGCCGTGTCGTCGCTGGCGGAGGAGGATCTGCCGCTGGCCCCGCCGCTGCCTGCCCCTGAGATGCCCCTGCGACCGATTGAGGCTTCCCCCTCCCCCACGGGCGGGGACTGCCTCGACGTGCCGACGATGCCGGATTACAGCAAGTTCCCGGACGGCCTCCGGGAGAAGCTAGAGATGGCGTGGAAGGAAAGGAACGGCGTCGCGTGAGCCTTGAGGACGTTCTGGCCTTCGTCTCCGGAGCGGACGCGAAGGCCATCAAGAAGATCAGTCAGGCTGTCGCCCTCCGGCAGGCGAAGCTCGCGACTGGCAAGACGACGACGATGAGTGTCTACCGGGAAGTTCCTGGGCACCCTACTAACCCCCCAGAACGGCCTGCCGGAGGCACGCGGGAGGAGTGAGATGGCTCTTACCTCAACCGACGAGGTGCTGACGTTTATGGGGCTGCCAACGGCCTCGGAACGCCGCACCACGGAAACCGCCCTTGCCGATCTCCTCACGCCGATTGCTTGCAACCTGTGCAAGGACTATGTGGGCTACGAGATCGAATTCAACACCTTCGTCGAGTACCACCCGGAAGCACAGGTGGCCCCGGTTGAGGACGAACTGATTGACGGCTGGGAGGTGATCGGTGGCCGCGTCGTCCCGCGTGGGCCGCGCGGCCACAAGGCCAGGGCGGTCATCCAACTGACCAACCTCCCCGTCCGTCAGATCGACAGCATCTATGAAGCCCCCGATTCCTGGGACAACTACCCGCCGACGTGGGCAGCCGGTACGCTCCTGTCGGAGGGGACGCACTACCGCGTCGATTACGACAATGAGAGCTTCCCCGGCGTCGATGCGACGTACACGCGGATGAGCAAGACAGGGTTCCTGATCCGCCGCGTCGGCATCTGGACGCCCGTCAGCCGCAGCGTGAAGGTGACGTACAAGGCGGGGTACACCGCTGACGAACTCTCCCTGTCGGGGAGGTTCTCCCGGTTCAAGCTCGCGGCCATCGCTGCGGCCACGTTCTGGATCAAGGAGGCGAAGCTGAACGCCATCCGGGGAGGCAACACGGGCCTGCTCCTCGCGAAGGCCATCGACGGCTTCTCGCAGTCGTGGGCACCTCCCGCTGCGATGGCGATCTACGGCCTGAGCTACGACCTTCCACCCGTCGCGCGAAAGATGCTTGAGCGTGACGTGCGGATGTCGAAGTACATCTAAGGAGGACGCCGTGGCAGACGACTACTTCGACCAGACGGTGTACCTCCTCAAGCCGCACATCGAGCAGGGCGCGACGTTCGCCACCGTCCGGCGTTACATCCGGGCGGGGAGCTTCGCGGCTCACGTCAAGACGCTGCCCGCCGTGGAGGTGGCGCGGCACAAGATGGTCGGCTCCGACATCAGCCACAACGTCTGGGCGGAGGCCGATCCGGGGATCGACGAGACGTGGCGGCTTGAGTGGCGCGGGACGATCCTCCGCCCTGCCGGGCCGTTCGCTGACCTTCACGGGCAGGGGGAAGTGTTCCTCGTCTCCGCGAAGGCGATCAGCCCGGACAACGAAACCATCGAGGTGATGCAGTGAGGAAGACCAATCTTCCCGGCGGCTCCTCGGTGTCGTGGAGCGGCGACGAACTCCTGAAGGGAGCGCGGGAGGAGATCATCAACAAGCTCCGCCTCGCGGTGGAGTACGTCAGGGGGAGGGCGGTCAAGAACGTCTCCGTGTCGTCGAGGAGTAGCGGCCCGTCGAGGCCGGGGGAGTTCCCCCACGCGGACACGGGGCGGCTCAGGAACAGCATCTTCGGGGACGTTGACGAGAAGGAGCTATCGGGCACCGTCGGGACGAACCTCAAGTACGGCCTGTACCTTGAGTACGGCACGCGGGGTCCGCGAACGATCCACGCGAAGGGGAGCAAGGCTCTGTCGTGGGTGGGCAACGACGGCGTCAGGAGGTTCGCCAGGAGCGTGACGATTCCACCGCTGGCGGCGCGGAGCTACCTGCGGAGGAGCATGAACGAGGCGACGCCGAAGCTCAAGGCGTTGTTCTCGGAGCAGTGGAAGAATCTCAAGGTCGGGTGAAACCTTACACGCGAGGAGGGGGCGCATGGCGGTCAATCCAATCGGCTTTCCGGAGATCGCGACGGCCATAGGCAACCGCTGGAAATCTCGCGGGCTGGATGCTATCATCAAGGGTGGCATCTGGAGCAACGCTCCGCCGGAGCGTACACAGCGACCGTACTGCATCATCGGTAGCCTGGGCGACGTGCCCGTGCTGCACACTACCAAAGGTAGGTACGATGACATCGCAGTCACCCTGGAGCTTGTCGCTGACAACCTTGACGACATGAAGCCGCTCCTCCGCCAGTTGAAGGCAGCGATGGGGGAGGATTCTCTGACGGTGACGACGGAGAACGAGGCGGTGTTCCTCAAGATGTTTCCGGGACGTGTAACCTACCTTGAGGAGGCAAACTACCTGAGAGCCATCTGCGAGTACACGGTGAAGATCAAGCAGAACAGGGTGGCGTAACACCACACAAACTGGAGGTGATGCAGATGGCCGGAAATGCGATCACGGGGCGCGACGGTGACGCCAAGATCGGGTCCACGCAGATTTGCGAAGTGACCAAGTGGAGCTTCAACCCGAAGGTGAACATCGTCGCCTACTCGTCGAACAAGACGGCGGGGTACAAGCAGAAGATGTTCGGCGTGCGGGAGGCGACGGGCACGCTTGAGGGCGTATGGGATCCAGCCAACCCGTCGTACTCCGTCGTGGCGGAGGCGACCACGGACATCGCCCTGAAGCTGTACATCACCTCGACGCAATTCTGGGCGATCACGGCTGTCATCGAGTCGTTCACCCAGGATGTCAACATCGACGCGGGCGAGATGGTGACGTGGTCTGCGTCCTTCCACGCGAAGGGGACGTGGACTTCCCCGGTCGCGGCGATGATGATGCCGGAGGACGCGGAGACGCTGAAGCAGGCGGGCATCGGGGACATCAACGCCCCCGTGTTCCACCCGTTCGGCCCGCCGCGCGTCGAGGGGGAGACGGACGGCCAGTATGCCGACCGGCTCGCCAAGTGGGCGAACGATCTCCGGAACCCGCCGGACATCGAGGAGGTGGTGCGGCGCGTCATGGAGAAGGTGACGGTGCTGTCCACTCCGGAGGGCTTCACGGAGATGGTGGACCGTGCGGCGGAGCGTGCCGCCATGAAGATGTCGGAGAGCCTCGCTGCCGTCGTGGCGGAGGCCGTGATGAAGAAGCTCCAGGCCGCGTAAGGCGGAGGAGCAAACGCCCGTGGGGGATGGGGAGGCCAGCACTCTCCCCTCCCCCACGGGAGTGTAACTTTACACCGGGAGGGGCACCGTGAGCGAGCAGAAAAAGAAGGACGGCATCGAGGTGACGGGGGACGCCGTCATCTTCCGCGTCGGGGACAAGGACTATCGCCTGCCGAAGGCATCGAAGCGCGAGATGGCTGCCGACATCGAAGCCGTCAACCGCCACCTCCAGGCGAGCCGACGGGGGCCAATCGAGGCGGTCCTGCCGGAGCTTGAGAAGCTCAAGGGCTACCCGGACCTTCAGCAGCAGTTGATGGACCGTGCGTATGCCGATCTGAAGAAGGGCGACACGGAGCGGCACGTCAGCAACGACGACATCGGCGCGTGGCTCGACACGATGCCGGGGATCAAGTTCACGATGGGCCTCGCCTTCCGCCGGGTCTACCCGGACATGACCGACGACGATCTGCTGGAGATCATCGTGAAGGTCGGAGCGGCGGAGATGGAGAAGGCCCGCGACGCCATCCAGGGCGAGGCTCTGAAGAAGCTCCTCCCGGAAGGCGACGTGGAGCGGATTTTCAAGGAGTGAGCCGATGGACGGACTCGCTCGCATGGCAGGCGGATGCGGGAGCTTCCGCCTGTCGGGGAGGACGAGGCGAGTCGGCCCGCTCCGCCTCAAGCATTGGGCGGAGATCGAGAACTACCTCCTGTTCACGTCTCCGACGAACCCGCTCGCGGAACTGACGAAGGTCGGCCCTCACCTCGACGCCCGGATGCGTCAGCGGCTGATCGAACACATCGACCGCGATCTGCGGGCGACGAAGTCCCGCCGCGTCGTCCGGATCGACGAGGTGATGACGTGGATCGCACACGCGGAGGGGATCGGCTACACCGCGTGGTGCTGCCTCCGCGACTACAACCGCGACTGCGAGTTCCTTGAGGACGTGCAGGCGCTCCTGGCGGAGGAGGAGCGGGCGACAATTCTGGAGTTCGTCCGTCTCCGCGACCAGATCAGCGGGGTGGACATGCTGGCGAACGCGGACTGGCCCAACCCGGAGGCGGGGGTCAGGCCGGAGCGGCTGGCGCGGAGGAGGGAGCAACAGGCGAAGCAGTTCGTGCCGTGGAGGAAATTCTTTTACGTCACCTCCCACAACACGGGTCTGTCTCCGGAGGCAATCGGGGAGATGACCCTGTATCAGGCGAAGGTGTATATGTCCCGTCCGGAGGAGTTCGGGGCGGCTCCGACATCGGGCGAAGGGGGCAGCACCGGAGTTGCCGGGGAGATGGTGCCCATCACCAGCAGGCGCGGGGGGTGACGCATGGCGTCGAAAGTGGCCGAAGCCTTCGTGGCGATCAAGGCGAACGCGGAGGGCTTGAAGGACGGCATGGACAAGGCCGAAGGGGCGACCGTCAGCAAGACGACGACGATGGCCCAGCGTGTCGGCGGCGTCCTCAAGGGCGGTCTGAACGTCGCCTATGGCGGCGTCGGCCTCGCTGCCAAGGCGTCAGCCGGTATCGCCTCCGTCGCCTGGAAGCAGGCACAGACGACGCTGGCGAGGGCGAAGGAGGCGGCAGGCGCTCTCAGCACCGCGTTCAAGGTCGTCGGCGCGGCCCTCGTCGGCATCGCCCTGACGGCAGACACGTCCGGCGTCCGCGTCAACGCCATGCTGCGGGGGAGCGGGCAGGCGGCTGGGTTCTCTCGCGACCAACTGGAGGGGATGGCTAAAGGCATCGCGGAGGCGAGCGGCTCCAGCCAGCGTCTCGTCCGCGAAGCCCAGGCCGTCATGCTGTCCTTCGGGGCGGTTCGCGGGGACACCTTCAAGGAGGCTATGAAGTCTGTCCCAGAACTAGCCGCGCATCTCGGAATCGAACTACCGCAGGCTGCTCAAAGGTTCGGCCAGGCGCTACAAGACCCAGCCCACGGACTCGACCTGTTGAAGTCTCTCGGACAGACCATCACGCCGGTCATGACGGAGGCGTTCACGCGGGCTGCGGAGGGATCGCAGCAGGGATGGGTGCGTGCCCAGCAGTACATCTTACAGGCCGTCCAGAGGGCGTCCAAAGGCTCCGCCAAGGAGCTTGACGGGACGCTGGCCGGGGCCGTCTCCCGGCTCAAGAACGGCTTCATCGACATGGCCGACGGGTTCGCCCCCGTCCTCGTCCCGGCTGCCCAGGCGCTGGTCGGGATCATGCAGCGGATCAAGGCCGCCGTCGAGGCCAACAAGCCCGCCTTTGAAGCCTTCGGCAAGGGGCTGGCGAAGGGGCTGGAAGTCGTCGGCGTCGTCATCGGCGGAGTCATCAACGTCCTCGGTCAGGTGCCCAAGGAGGTGTGGGCTGGTGTCGCTGCGTTCGCTGGCATCGCGATGGCGGCTGCCGCGTTCGGCGCGGTGGTGGCCAAGTTCATCGTCTTCATCAAGCCTATCGCTGCCCTCGTCCTGACGATCCTGAATCCGCTCAACCTCGTCATGGGGGCCGTTGTCGCCTTGGGCGTCGCGGTGGCCTATGCGTTCAACACGGAGCGGTGGGGCGGGCGGGTGCAGGTCGCGCTCAAAAAGATCATCGAGACGGCCCAGAGCCTCTGGGAGACGATCCAGACGCTGGGCACGGTCATCTGGACGCGGGTGCAGCCCGCCTGGGACGCCTTCGTCGAGCGGGCCGTCACGATCTTTGGGGCCATCGCTGGATTCATCAAGGACAACGAGGAGACGTGGAACGAATGGTTCACGCTCATCGGTGAGATCGTCGGCGGAGTGATCTCCACCATCATCCAAATCTGGGACGGCTTCGTATCCGTCATCCAGGCTGGCATCGGCTGGATCGGGGAGAACACCGTCTACACCTGGGAGAACATCAAGGCCGTCGTCACGGGCGTACTTGATTGGCTCTCTCTTGTCTTCGCGAACTTCAAGCTGTCGCTTGAAATTGCGTGGACGGCGATTTCCTATGGCGCTCAAGTGGCGTGGGACAAAATCAAGTATGCCTTCATGGTGACGGTCGCTGCCCTGTACGGATCGGGCCAGTACATGTCCGCCGCGTTTGAGGCAATCTGGAACAACATCCTGGCGGCTGGCGAGCGGATGGGTAATCGGCTGCGGGCGCTGTTCTACGCTCTGGGGCAGGCGGCGACGGCCATCTTCCGTGGCAAGAATCCGGTGACGGAGTTCCGGGAGGCATACGAGAAGGAGGTGTCCCGGCTCGACGGTCGGAGCAAGCAGTTCAAGAACGTGGGCGAGGCGGCGGCGTCTTCGTATAAGAAGGGCTACGAGCGTGTAATGCAAGGCATGGACGGAAAGGAGACCGAGGCGGCACGGAAACTGCGCGAAAAACTAGGTGAGGCAAACGGAGAGTTGAACGCGCAGCGGAACGCCAGGCGGGCGGAGACGCAGGCGGAGCTTGAGCGGAGGCGTCGCCAGGGAGGGGCTGCGGCTGCGCAGGGCGGTTCGCAAGGGGGCACCGATTCCGATACAATGCAGGGCAACCCGGCTGCCATCCCCAACATGGTCAAGGTCAAGTTTGAGACGGTCGGCCTCAAGGATATGTGGAAGCAGATGCAGGAGAAGATGACCGGCGGGTCCATGCTCCAGCTTCAGCAGCAGACCGCGAAGGCGACGGGCGAGATGAACCGGGAGACGAAGCAGCAGACGGACATCCTGCGGAACATCGACAGGGGCGTGAGGGAACCTAAACCGGCGGTGGCCGGGTAAACGGTTACACTCCTCCCTCCCCCCACGGGCAAGCAATCGAGGAGGAAGAGAGATGGCCGTTGCGAAGGAGGAGCTTGACGGCTCCCCCACCCTGACGTGGAGCAGGAAGGGCGGCACCGCCGTCCAGAAGTTCCGGATCGCGTGGAACGACATCAACGCCTTCGTGCGGGAGGTGTTCCCTTCCGCCTACGTCTCCGGCAGCTACATCATCATCCCGAAGGCGGCGAGCTTCCCCGGCAAGTATTGGCTGATCGCGGACAACGTCAGCATAGAACCGTTCGATCCGAACTACCCGCAGGGGCTGTTCGACATCCCGAACTACTACCCCACCGGCGCGCGGGTCACGGTCAACTACAAGACGCCGGAGTTCGACCAGCAGAACAATTCCGCCGACGGTCCTGGGGGCCAGTCGATCACCTTCGTCAAGCACAAGGTGACTATCGGCGGCGAGTTCCTGACGTACCCGTCTCCCGCCTGCTCCTGGGACGCGCCGAGCGATTACACGCTCTCCACGTCGCCTGGGGACGCCAACCGCCCTACGCCGCGTGACTACGCGCTGGCGGAGGACATGCAAGTGGCGGTAACGATCCCGCTCATCGAGCATCAACTGACGTGGCCGCACGTCGCCTTCCCGCCGTGGCTGGCGATCCGCCAGTGCGTCGGCAAGGTCAACGCCTACCCGTTCGCTGGCGCTCCGGCGGAGACGCTGCTTTTCCTGGGGGCGGACGGGGACCGCGAGATCACCAACGAGGGCATCCGCTGCTGGTCGCTGGACTACAAGCTGTCGGAGAAGAACCAGAACGCGATCAACCCGGCGAACCCTCAAGGGTGGAATCACTTCCTCCGCCCGGACGGGCCGAGTGCCGGTCAGTTCATGCGGATGCGGAAACGCATCCCCGGAGGATCGACGACGGTGACTCAGGCGGCGGTCACGGGTGCCACGTCGATCAAGGTGAAGAACGCGACGGGATTCCCGCGAGGCGGAAAGTTTGAGATCCTCATCGGCACGAACTACTACACCGTGCTGACGACGGGCGGGAGCAACACCTGGACCCTCGACGCCACCACGCCGCTCGTCGCGGACGTTGCGGCGGACACCGCCGTGACGCAGCAATTCCGCACCACGCTCAGTGCGGCGATGAACAAGACGACCACGCAACTCAAGGTGGACAACCGCAGCCCGTTCCCTCGTTCGGGGCAATTCCTCGTTCAGGTCGGCAACGAGATCATGGCCGTCGTCTCCGGGCACGGCGAGGGGGCGGGGACGTTCTACGTCCTCCGCGCCGTCCAGGGAACCGCCGTCGAGGCGCACGGCAGCGGCGACAC